GGAGGTTGCCGATGCTATCGAAGGAGATCCTGCAACTGTCCAAAGCGGCTCTGCACACACACATGTGGGGTTGCATTTCGACGGATTGCGCTATGACCTCTCCCAAAGACGCGGCACCTGGTCGTGGGCTGACGAGATTGTCCGAGAGCTTGCGACGGCTAGCGGCGAACATGCGTTGACGATGGAGCAAGTCGATCGAATCGCTGTTGCCACAGAGTTGTACAGAGGCGACTTGAAGGAACAAGGAATTATTTGCCTCCGTGGGTATTGCTGGTGTTCGGCACTGGCAGGCGGACATGTTCGCGACGTTATGCGCTGTGAACCGGCCTACATGGGCAGATATCAGAGGCTCAGAGCAAGAGCTAAGTACTACTACCATCGAGGAGCACCCGCAGTCGATGCGGAAGACACCATAGATGTGAAGGAATTGTTGACGCAGTTCACTCCCAAGCACCCTGCTGTTGCAGCGTTGATCGTGGGTGGAGTTGCATTGGCGGCCGTCGCGTTGGCGTTGGGCATCAAGCTCATTAGATCGTTCTCTCCGACAGGAAAGGCACATTCAGACGATGAGGTGTCGTACGATCAAGTGGCTGCAAATCATAGCTCTCGAAAGCGCAGACAGCAAACCCGCGCAGAAAAGCGAGCATGGGGTGAAGCTGTGAACCCGGATTCTGGCAGGTGTCATTCAGATGACACTGAAGAGTCTGGGTCCTCAGACCAGCTCTGTGTTGACCCTGTTGCACTGGACGATCCTGTCGATGACCACGTTCGAAAGGCATTGGTCGAGATTGCCGTTCGCGAGTGCAATTTGAGTGGTGAGTTCACGTCGAACAAGCGAACCCGTGGAACCGGATTTATCATCCGGGGCAGAACGGTGCTCACTAACTCGCACACGTTGAAAGAGAACGACGGAGGATTGTTCCGCCTTTCGGTCAAGGTCTTTGAGCCGTTCAGAAAAGACGGAGAAATCGAGACGCTGGACTTTACGATTGGAGAGAGCGACGTGTACCGATCGGACACTCACGATGTGTGTTTGTTCAATTTGCCTATGAGCGTGTACCAGAAGAAAGATCTGGTTGGATTCCTGACGTCCCAAGCTGGAGCGGAGCTCAAAGCGGGCGGTGCAGCCGAAGTTCACAGGTTCGACGGTAGTGTCACGCGTGGCTCATATGGCATTAACGAGTTTGACAAGACCAACCTACACTACGATGGTGGAACTGTTGTTCTGTACAGGTCCAACTCCCTGGCCGGTTACGGCTTTGAACTGGGTGAAGGCATGTGCGGATCGCCGTTGCTATACGGCAAGGGTCCTCAGCGACGCATTCTAGGCATCTATGCAGGTGCCGTTAAGGACGTTTCGTATTTCGTCCATGTGTCTATGATCGCCATAACTGACGCCCTTTTAGCGATGGCTCCCAGTGTTGCTATGGATTGTAACCCCGAGGACGCCTACGGTTTCAACATTCCACAGGCGGACTTTCCTCAAGGCGACTTCATGGAGCTGGGTTGTATGCCCAAGGCAGAGTACGGCAAGGACACCAAGATCACACCATCGATCATGTGTGACACGGTTCTACCGGGTACAACGCGATTACCAGCCATAGTGTCGAGCAAGGACAAGAGATGGATAGAGTACGCGAAGAACCACGCCCTGTCGGTTCACTCCCTGCCTGTGCGGCTGAGCGTCGAGAAATATGCAAAGGTTCCTAGAATCTATGTGTCGCGACCACTGTTGCGCCTCATATCTAGGGATTATTACGAGCATACGTTCCCGAACATTGCCGTCGAGGGCCACCCGTCGTCCACGCTACTGACCGTCAGTGACGTGATGAATGGAGTCATTTTGACAGGCCGTGAAGGACCTCTTGAGATCCGGGCGCTGCGAGGAGACACCTCGCCGGGCAAGGTTTATAAGGATGCTGGACTGACCCGAGAAATGCTCATGCCCCTCAACGGCGAACTTCGCACTATGAGCAAGCGTCTTAGAGCAGATTGGTCTGCTCGGATGGGCAA